TTCCAGACATATCTCGATACCGATATGGGGTGGAACCGACCGGGCGCCGGGGCTGTTGATCGCCCGGCCGGCTCCATTGCGCCGGGGGGCTGGCGCAATTCAATTGACAGTGTGGGCCTCTGCGAAGGCGTGCAGAGGGGAAACGCGGGACCGCGTGTAGTTCGGCCCCACTCTCCGAATTCAGTTCCGGTGTGCTCCTCCCGAGCGCCGGCAAACTACGGCGCGCCAATGCGCCGGATTTTATCCTGGCCAGTGCTTGGCCAATCCCACGATGCCGCCGACGATCATCCCAATCCCCAGCATGATGAAGAACATTTGGATCGTCAGCGACGACCAGCGGATGCGTGGCAGCTTCATCTGCACCCCCTATTGCTTGGTCTGAGCATAGCACTTGGTGTCTGGCTCGTCTGGCTCCGGTTCTTTGATCTGTTCGAGTTTGAGTAGGACCGCTGCGGTTGCCGCCGCGAGCGTTCTGAAACTGTCATGTTCGTCTTCGTCGTCATCACCTCTCATGCTCCTAAGTAACCATGAGAGGTATCCGGATGTTGGAGAAGTTATCCAAGATGAGTGCGCGTGAAGCGATGATTAGTCTAGCCGGCAGGCCGCCAATGTACGGCGAGCAGCATAGGTGGCTCCGTGAGATAGCAGACAAAGTTGGCATTTCGTTTCGAACAGCACGTTCGCTCTGGCTCGGCGAGATCACGAAGGAAGATCACCTTGCGTACCGAAGACTCAAGGAACGAGCGACGATCGAAGAGGCGCGCCGAGAAGCGCGGGCATTGGCCTCGCAATACGCGAGGATTGCAGGGGGAATGCGTGCGTCAGATAAGGATTTTTATAGCTCGGAGATTGATCGCCTTGAGCGCATCGCTCGCATCATTGGCAATCTGGATCGCACCTGAGCTTAGGGGGGAAGATTGATTTACTTCATCGAGTGCAATGGACACATCAAGATCGGCTTTGCCACGAACGTGGAGCGCCGCCTTCTTGCGATGCGTACCGCGAATCCGTTGCTCGTTCGTCTCGGGTCCATGGAAGGATCTATGCGGCACGAGAAAGCCATCCACGTTGCTCTTTCGAAGTATCGAATAAAGGGCAGCGAGTGGTTCAAGGATTGCCCCGAGGTTCGCGAGTTTTTAATCAACGCGATGAACAATGGCGTTGAAGAATGGAAGCCGAAAGAGAGGTCTTTCACCCCTTCAATGTGGGACGAGAGAGCCAAAAAACTCTGTGCGATCGTATGCACCAATCGTCCGCAAACAGAGCATCAACAGATTGAGCAGGAATACTCAATCCCAGCCGGGACATTGTTTGCGCTCAAATACAGGCAATTCAGAGAAATTTATGTCGGCGAGTACTTCGCGCTACTGACCGCCGCGCGTGAGTCCATCCGTCGGCGACAAGAAGAAATAAACAGGGATCTGGCTTTCGTGGCGGACCTGGAGCGGGAAGAGGCCGAAGGGACCGCTGCTTTATCCTCGGTGGTTGCGGAACTGAAGAGACTGGAGGCGGCCCAATGACGGCGCTGCACCCCGCTCTTGACATCGACCTGTTTGCGACCTCAGCGGTGCAACCCCGGCACACCGCGGAGACGGCCGCCACCGGACCACGCGCGTTAGTGGCTCAGGTGGCGGCCGGACAATTTCAGAGTTCACCCGCGCCCTGCAAGGGCTCTCACAACTCCGGTGAGGCTGAGCCGTCGGTGACGCCGGCTTATGGCGCGGGTGAAGCCTTCCGCCCGCCCGCCGGCTACAGGCTAGTGAGAGTCGAAACGCTTGAGATGATCGCCGCCGAGATGGTGCGGCTGAAGCAGTTCGAGCGGCTGCCGTCATTCCTGCGCGCGCCGGACCATCTCAATGCGGTTGAGCGGGGGGCGGCATGAGCGATTGGCCCGCCACATGGACAACCGCCCTGAGCGACATCATCGCAAAGGGATGTTCAGCAAACTTGGCTGCGGCCGAACTGAGCGCGCAGTTCAATCGGCGGTTCACCCGTTCCGCGGTGATCGGCAAGGCCAAGCGCTCCGGGATCAAGCTGACTGCAGGCCATGGCGGGCGCCGGGGGCCAAAGGGCGGCCCTAGCCAACGCAAGGTGCGGCCTAGAGCAACGTCAGCCCAGCGCCCCGACATGGCCCAAAGGAAGGCCGCTGGTGCGCCGAAGCTGGCGACCGTGCCATTCCAGCCCCGGCCCGATCCGCGGCCTGGAGCGGTCCCGCTGCTCGAGCTGGCGCACAATGGCTGCAGGTGGCCGAGCGGAGATGGGCCGTTTCTGTTCTGCGATCAGCCTCAGATTGAGGGATCATCCTATTGCGGGCCGCACCACGACATGGCGACTAGCAATCATGGCAACTTAGGTCAGGAGAGGCCGCATTTACGATACCTGCTCAGGCGCACCAAAAACACGTCAGTAATCAATCTGGCGCGCGACTTCCAAGCCGGCGGCATCGGGGGCGACGAATGATGAATTGGTCCGAGAATCAGCTTGCGGACCATCTCAGGCGCCGCGGTGTGCCAAGCGCACCGAACGCGGCCGACGTGAGTTCGCCGCCGTTCCTGCCTGCATTCGGGACACTCGAGCCCGCCTCCGAAATGAACAAGACCGAGGCCGCCTATGATGCCCATCTGTGGTCGCTCCGCGGCCGCTCCATCGTCTGGCACAAATTTGAGGCTGTGAAGCTGCGGCTTGCCGACACCACGTTCTACAGCCCGGATTTTGCCGTGCAGACCATCTCCGGCCAGATCGAGATGCACGAGGTCAAGGGGTTCTGGCGTGACGACGCTCGGGTCAAGATCAAGGTTGCGGCGGCGCTATACCCGTTCCGGTTCCTCGCGGTCACGAAGGAAAAGGGCGGCGGCTGGAAGGTCGAGGAATTCTGAATGAGCCGATGGTTTCGCCTTTATGACGATCTGGTCGATGACCCCAAGATCCAGCGCTTGCCAGGCGAGACCGTCAAAGCGTTGCTCAATCTCTGGTGCCTGACGTCGCAGAACGACGGGCTGCTGCCAGCAATCGACGATATCGCGTTCAAGCTCCGGATGAAGCAGGCAAAGGTCGAGCATCTTCTGTCGGTGCTTGGCGAATGCGGTCTGATCGATTCCGACGAGACTGGACTGCGGCCGCATAACTGGAACGAGCGGCAATACAAGAGCGATACGAAAGACCCAACGGCACCGACGCGGCAGAAGGCGTATCGCGAGCGTATCAAGAACCGTAACGCGACCGTAACGGTGACGGACACCAGAACAGAGACAGAGCAGATACAGAAAACAGAACAGATTTCCGAACCTATCGGTTCGGGCGCTGAAGCGCCGATCGACGACCGGACGCGTCTATTTCGCGATGGTCTGTCGAAGCTTGCAGCGATGACAGGGAAGGGGCCCGACGCATGCAGATCCTTCGTCGGCAAGTGCCTCAAAGCCGCTGGAGACGACGCGGTGACCGTCCTCGGACTGATCGAGGATGCAGAACGAAATCAAGTTGTTGACCCTTCGGGGTGGATCTCAGCAAGATTGAAGGGAACGTCGAATGGACACGGAAATTCCGGAAGCAAAATCATTCAAGCTGCTGACGATCTCTGCCGAAAAGTTGCCAGCTTTGATGGCCCGGCAGGCGGAAATATCGAGCTACGCGACGGACCGCGCCAAGCTGCTCCTCGGTTGCTACCGTACCGGTGATGCCAACGATCCGGAGACCTACGTGGCAGCGATTGCGGTGACGCTCGCCCGGTATCCGGAGGATATTATCACCGCGGTGACGCACCCGGTAACAGGTCTGCCGTCGCAGAAAAACTGGCTTCCGACGATCAAGGAAGTTCGCGATGCCTGCCAGGAACTGCAGGAACGTGCACAAGCCCAGATCGAGCGTGAGCGGCGAATCAAGGAACAGCTTGCTGCGCGGCGCCAGGAAGAACTTGCTGCGCCTCGTCCGACGATCGCTGAGTTGAAAGAAAAATACGGCAATGATTGGGGATTTAATCTCTATGTAGCACAGAGACCGCCTCCCGCTCCCGCGCCGACCGCGGACCAATTGCGCGAGCATTATTCGAAATATGGGCTGCAATTCAAGCCAAAGGCTTTCGCGACGGACACTGCCGAATGACCACGAGGACTCAATGAGCTACAACGAGTGGACCACGCACGAGGTTGCCCGGCTCAGGCGGATATTCAGCCGAGCACTTGACGATGATCTCGCCCTTGAACTGCCGCGCCATTTGCTTGGCTCGATCAAGGAGATGGCGAGGCGTCTAGGCCTGCATCGCGCACAAAAGCGCATCAGCAGCGCCCGCAAGTGGCAGCGGATCGCCGCGGCACACGTCCCGACGTTCGCGTTCGGAGCGGCCAAGACATGACCGTGCACGCCCCCGATCTCTTCCCCATCCGTCGCTCCCGCGTGTTCACCGCTGAGCGTGACGCCTACCTCCGCGCCAACCCGATGGTTGATCCATTCATCCTCGCGGAGGCGCTCGGGCTCGCAGCCCGCACGATCTACATGTACCAGCGCCGGCTCGGCATCCGCATCTGCACCTGGCACGATCACGGAGCGACGCAATGACCCACTGCCGGACGACATACGAACCCCACCAATACGTCGTCAACCCATGGCCCGTGGCGATCGGCGCGATATGCGTTCTCGCTGTCGCCATCTTCGCCGCGTCGGAATTTGTCGTGAAGGTATGCACATGACAAGAGCTACCCAGGCAACCATATCAAAAGACGAGTTTTGCTCATTCCTATCGGTAAAATTGACCGTCAAGGAGGTTGAGAACCGAGTGGAAAGAGCCTGCAAGACTGTGAGATCTATCCCGGACAAAGAGGAAGGATTTCTGAGGCGCGGGAATCCATCTTCGATGTCATGGCACATCATCCACGATTTCTTCGACGCCTATTCCCCAGACGGAGAAGTCCGTATCAGATTCAGGCCTACGCCATTCGATGTCAGCGACATGCTCACGGCCCTTGGGTGGTGCGGATGTCTGACCAAGCAGGAGTTTCGATTGCTGTGGTGGAGGTCGTTCGACGAGGTCAGCTTTGGGGTGATCGCGCGCAGAATCGGACGGAGCGACGAAACTGCGAGGTCATGGTATCGGGACGCGCTTCTGAAGGTGTGGTATGTCGCGAATACATAATTCTGGCGCTCTTCCATATTCTGGCGCCGAGCGGTGGGAACTCGATTACCAGGCTGACCTTTGGACGGTTCCTTGGCGTAAGCTGGGGTTCGGCTATTGCGGCGTCTATCTGATCACCCCAGAGGGAAAATGGCCAGTTAAAATCGGAATTTCTGAGGACGCTGCAGCCCGACTGAACTCCCTGCAGACCTCGCATTGGCATCAGATGAGAGTTGTCGACTATTGGGTTTGTGAAAGTAAGGCGAGTGCCAGAAAACTGGAAGCGCGAGCGCATCTATCTCTCGGTGGCCGAAGGATGATGGGTGAGTGGTTCGATATAACGGTGGCGAAAGCTGCCGAAATTGTAGAGTTCGAAGCAGGTGTAATCGGGGTTGAACTGGCTAAAAAGGTTCCTGATACCGCAAAATTCGCCCCAGTACGCGCCCATATCGAGTCTTTCTATGATGCTCGGCATCATCATCTTGACAAGATTGGCAAAATGTAGCCTCTTGGATGCGAGAATGGTGATTTGCGTCACCACGCAGGCCCGCCTCGCGCGGGCTTTTCGCGTTTATGGAACAAATTTGGCCCTTGTCCACGAGCTGCAGCAAGTCCTCTGGCTCGACACGCCAAAAGGCCTCGCCCTCGCAAAATTCATGATCGTTGAAGGAATCGACAGCGATATTCTCTGGGTCACGGCCGTTCAGAAAACCGGCGAGTGCTGGACATTCTCGAATGAAGACATCCGCTTCTGCAAAAACATCACGATCGGCCGCCGCTGCGAATGGGAAAAGGAAGATAGTTCCAATGCGCCGAGGAACCCCGAATAGCATGCGACGGATGCTGAGGGATCTGTAATGTCTGAAATTCATGAGATCGACGCCGATTTTACTCCGCTTCATGGCATCGTGAAGTTCCGCAACGCTGACCAGACATATTTCATGATCGCCGCCAATAAGGCCAAGAGCAACGCAAAGGGCCTCAGGCAGGCCGCCGACATGATCGGGACCTCGGACGAACGGTCCAAGACCATGAGTGAATGGCTGATCGATTTGGCCGGCAAGCTTGAGCGATGTGAGGGCGCCTGATGCCGGCGCTCCAGAACCCCAAGCATGAGCGCTTTGCTCAGGAAGTCGCGAAGGGCAAGCCTCACACGGAAGCCTATGAGATCGCAGGCTACCGGGACGGCAAACGGAATGCTCATCGCCTAGGGACCAATGAGGGTATCCTAGGGCGAGTGAGGGAAATTCTAGGAGAACGCGAAGCCCTGCACGGTCAGGCGACCGCTGATGCGATAAAAGCAACTGCCCTTACCAAGGAGTGGGTAATTGAAATGCTCACCCAGAACGTCGCCAAGGCCATGCAGGCCACGTCCGTCACCGACGACGAAGGCAAACCAATTGGCGAGTTTCAGTACCAAGGCAGCGTAGCTAACCGCGCCCTTGAGCTGCTCGGCAAGGAACTCGGCATGTTCATCGACCGAACCGTCAGCGAGAATGTAAACACGAACTATGTCGTCTCAGGCGATCCAATCGACAGCGTTGAGGACTGGGAAGCCGAGCACGCCGCGAAGCATTAAGCTCGCCTGGTCGCCTCAACCCGGTCCCCAGGCCGCTCTGGTCAAATGCCCGGCTGACGAGATCTTCTACGGCGGAGCTCGAGGCGGCGGCAAGACCGATGGCATGCTTGGGAAGTTCGCCATCAAGGCGTCACGATACGGTGAGGACTGTGTTGGAACGTTCTTCCGCCGGACTCGTGAGGACCTTAAAGAGGCTATCGAGCGATCGAAGCAGATTTACGGTCCGCTGGGCGCGTCTTGGAATGAACAGAAGAAATGGTGGACGTTCCCGAACAAAGCACGGCTGAAGTTCGAGTATCTGGACAAGGACGCCGACGCCGACAACTACCAGGGGCACAACTATACCGACATCTTCTTTGAAGAGCTGACGCACTGGGCCGATCCGACGCCGGTCAACAAACTGCGAGCTACATTACGCTCAGCAACGGGAGTACCGTGCCAGTTTCATGCTACTGGAAACCCGGGCGGCCCTGGCCACCAATGGGTAAGGGAGCGCTACATTACGCCGGAGCCGAGCGGCTGGAAACTGATCTGGGAAGACTTCGCGAACCCGTTCACGGGCGAGAAGATCCGCAAGAACCGGGTGTTCATACCGTCGAAGTTGAGTGACAACCATTATCTGGGGTCGGATTACGTTGCCAATCTCTATCAGTCAGGCTCGAAGGAACTTGTCAGGGCTTGGCTGGAGGGCGACTGGGACGTTATCGAGGGCGCGTTCTTCGATTGCTGGGATGCGTCGCGGCATGTTGTGCGACCCTTCGAGATACCTGAGGACTGGACGCGGTTTCGCTCTGGTGATTGGGGCTCGGCCAAGCCATTCTCGTTCGGCTGGCATGCAGTCGTTGGCGATAAGTTTTGCCTGCCATCCGGGCTGTGGCTGCCACGAGGTTGCTTGGTGCGCTATCGAGAGTGGTACGGCATGCAGCTAGGTAAGCCCAACGTCGGGCTCAAGATGAACGCGGACGCGGTTGGCCGGGGAATTGCTGAGCGGGAGGCTAAAGATCCCAAGCTAGTCGGCGGCGTGCTCGATCCGGCCGCGTTCAGCGAGGATGGCGGCCCATCGATCGCTGAGCGGATCAACGCCGAACTGATTAAGGCGAAGTTGGTCCCGTTCAGGCCGGCGGATAACAAGCGAGTGCCTGGCCGTGGCGCGATGGGTGGCTGGGATCAGGTTAGAGGTCGTCTTGAGGGAGACGAGGACGGCTTGCCGATGCTGGTCGTGTTTTCGACCTGCGCCGACTTCATCCGGACGTTTCCAGCACTGCAACATGACCCTTTAAAGCCTGAGGACGTTGACAGCGACATGGAAGACCACGCTCCGGATGATGAGCGATACGGCTGCATGTCGCGGCCGTGGATTCGCAAGCCGCCGGCCAACGAAAAGCCCAAGAACATCTCCGGATACAAGCCGGCGAAAGTCTCGGGTGATAGCGAAAGCTACAAGGTTTATTGAGGAAATTCATCCTAATGGGGCTAAAACCACAGGAGAGTAACATGGACGAGAACCAGACCAACCCGGAAGCAAAGTCGACCCTATTCGTTCCTGCCGACCGCGCTCCCGGAGTGATCGAGCCCGCCAAGCCTGCCACGAAAGAGCCCGCAGAGCCCAAGGTCGACCACATCGCGGAAATCGCCGTCCTTGCCAGTTCGCTGACCACCGCGAGTCCGTCTGGCGCCGAGAGCATCCGCGACCAGATCTTGCAGCACTGCGCCGACATCAAGGACCCCAAAGCCTATGAAGCACGCATGGCGGCCCAGAAGAAGGCCCATGACGAGGCTGAGGCCGCCAGCAAGAAAATCCGCGAGGCCGACAAGGCGAAAGCCAAGGCCGCTTGATGCAGATCATCTGAGCCGGCCAGATGCAGCCGCTTCTTCAGCCCCCGGAGCCCATGACAGCCGGGGGCGGCGTCTCGTCTATCGATGACGACAGCACCCAATACCTGAGCGTCGACAAGCTGAAGAAGCAGTATTACGACTATCTCGGCGCCAAAACGGCCGAGGTGGAAGAAGCCCGCGAAGCCCGGCATTATTACCACGGTGACCAGTGGACCGATGCTGAAATCGCCGTGCTGCAGCGGCGCAAGCAGCCGGTGGTCACGTCGAACCGGATCGAACGGAAGATCAACGCGGTTGTTGGCATCGTCGAGAAGTTACGACAGGATCCGAAAGCCTACGCCCGGACACCACAGCATGAGCAAGGCGCCGATGTCGCGACCGCGGTCATGCGGTATTGCCTTGATACCAACGACTGGAAGTCCAAATCCACCCGCAACGCGCGGCTGGGAGCGATCGATGGCATTGCCGGCGTTGAGTTCGACCTTGAGACGGGAGATGTCGGCGATCCTGATTTAGCGATCCACATCGTTTACGCTGATACCTTCTTCTATGATCCCAGGTCGTTCGATGAGGGCTTTACCGACGCCCGTTACATGGGCATCGCGAAGTGGATCGACGTTGACCAGGCCAAGGAACTGATCCCCTCGAAGGCGTCCGAGATTGACGACCTAATGGAGACCGGATCTGACATTACCTCATCCGCCGATCAGGACCGGGAGCGGGTGTGGGTCAACACCAGCCTGAAGCGGCTGCGGATGGTTGACCACTGGTACATCATGAAGGGGAAGTGGTGCTGGACGCTCTATATCGGGAATACGGTCATGATGCAGGGCCAAAGCCCGTTCCATGACGAGAAGGGAAAGACGTTTCCGCGGTTCCTGATGTTCTCTGCGGCGGTCGATCACGATGGCGACCGCTACGGGTTCATCCGGAACCTAAAGAGCGCGCAAGACGAAATCAATATGCGCCGGTCGAAGGCGCTGCATTTGCTCAATACGCGCCGTGTGGTGTCCGAGAAGGGCGCCGTCGACGATATCGAGATTGCGCGGCGCGAATGGGCCAAGCCGGACGGATGGGTTGAAGTAAACCCGGGCCTGAAGATGGAGCCAGACGAGTCCGCTAACCAGGATTTCGCCGGCCAGCTTGAGATGCTGCAGGAGGCCAAGACAGAAATTGAGAACTTCGGGCCAAACCCGGCTTTGATCGGGCAGGGCCTTGAGGATTCATCCGGGCGGGCGATTGCGCTGCTGCAACAGGCAGGCATGGCCGAGCTTGGCCCGTACCTGTCGTCCTTCAAGAACTGGAAAATCCGGGTTTACCGCTGCATCTGGAACATCATCACGGAGCATTGGAAGTCCGAGCGCTGGATCCGGGTCACCGATGACCAGAACGTGGCGCAGTTCTTCCAGATCAACAAGCTCGAGGTTGACCAATTTGGCCGCCCGGCGATTGTCAACGCCATCGGCTCCATGGATGTCGATTTCATCATTGATGAGGGTCAGGACAGCATCAACATGCAGGCCGACGCGGCGATGACGCTGCAAAACCTCGGCCCGCAGTTCGCCCAGCAGTTCCCGGAGATCGCGATCGAGCTTTCGCCGATTGAATCCGTCGTCAAGACCAAGATGCTGAAGAAGATCCAGGCCGCGCAGAATGCGCCACCCAAGCCAGATCCGAAGATCCTCGCCCTGCAGGCCCAGCAGCAACTTGACCAGCAGGCGGCCGCCCAAGCGGCCCAGCAGAAACAGGCTGAGTTCGTCGCCGAGCAGCAGCGTGAAGCGGCCAAGGCCGAGTTCATGCGCCAGCAGACGCAACAGCAAATGGCCTTCGACTGGCATCTGAAGGAACAGCAGGCCGGGCTTGAAATGGAGATTGAGCAGCGCCGGGCGCAGAACCAGATGCGGATTGACGCCATGAAGGCGGCTGCAGGCATCGAGGCGGCAAAGGCTAAGGGCGAGGTTGACGCGGAGATCGCGCGCACCAACGCCAAGCCAAAGGCCGACGCAGAGTAATCGCACGAGCCGGCGACACAGGCTCAAGACGAACCGCACGCCTGAGCGATATCAGGCAAACGTCTTCGCACGATACGCGAAAGGGTAAAATATGCCGATTGAAGCACTTGAAGGATTGACGGACCAGGACCTGTTCAACGAGGCCAACGCGGACGAGACCCCGGCTGAGGAAGTCGAGACTGAAACCCCGGAAACCGAGCCTGAGCAGGATGAGCAACCGCGCGATGACGCTGGTCGTTTCGCTGGCAAGCCAACCGATGAGCCTGAAAAGCCCGTTGCGGAGATGCAGGCCGAAAAGCCTGTTGTTGATGACAACGCGCCGCAGGTCCCGTCCTGGCGGGTCAGGGAGATCAACGAAGAAAAGCGGGCGCTCGCCGAACGGCTGACGGCTCTTGAGACCGAAAGGAATCAATGGCTGGCAGAACGTCAGCGGCTCACGGCACAGGACAAACCGACTCCGAAGGTGGAGGCGGCCAAACCTGATCCGCTGCTCGATCCGGAAGGCTACGAGAAGTACCTTGAGACCAAATTCGAGGAACGGCTCCTGAACGACCGGCGCGAGTCCAGCCTCGCCAACGCTCACAAGACCTACAAAGGGGAGTTCGAAGAGGCCTACGCGGCTGCACAGAAGCAAGTCGATCCTGCACTTAAGGCTCGCATGCAGCAGTCACGTGACCCCGGCGAGACCCTGATGGAATGGCACCGTGAGCAGAAAACCCGGGCTGAAGTCGGCAACGATCCAAACGCCTATTTCCAGAAGAAGCTGGACGCATGGCTCGCTGACCCGGCCAATCAGGCCAAGGTCATCGAGCGGGCGCGCAGCACTGCAACCCAGCAACCCGGCCAGACCCAGCAAGGGCGCGTGTCTCTCCCACCGTCCCTGACCAGGGCGACCAACGCATCAGCGGACAGTTCCGCGGATGACAACGACATCTCGAATGATGGGCTCTGGCGCCACGCCAACGCCTAAAACCGGCCGAACCCCTGATGATCTACCCGCCTTGATGGCGGGTTTTTTATTGGGCTGACGGCTTCAGAAAGGACAAGCCGTCATGGCTCTCACTACGATCCAGACCAACAACAAGGTCATCAAGTTCACCAAGCAGGTCAACCGGGAATGGGTTCGCGAGAACTATTTCTCGACCTATATGGGCGAGGCCATCACCTCGATCATTCGCAAGCGCATGGAGCTGACCTCCGGCGGCGAGCAGATGAATATCCCGATGGTCGCCCGCCTCGCGGCAACCGCCGTCGGATCCGGCGCCTTGGCCGGCAACGAAGAAGTCATCGACAACTACGGCCTGCGCGCCTGGATCGACTGGGGCCGTAACGCGGTCAAGACCAACAAGGCGGAAAAGCAGAAGGATTCGGCGGCGATCTTCGATATTGCCCGCCCGCTTCTATCGGACTGGCTCAAGGAACTGACCCGAGACGAAATCTGCGACGCGCTCTATGCGCTGGTTTCGGAATCCGCGCCTGCCGGGCTTGGTTCAGCCGCCGGACAGCGCATCAACGGGATCCTGTTCGATGCTTCCACCGCGGCTCAGAAGAATACCTGGGTGGTGGACAACGTCGACCGCGTTCTGTTCGGCAAGCTGAAGTCAAACTACTCGGCAACCTTCGCCACGGCGACGGCAACCCTGGACACCACGGACGACAAGTGCAACCGCGCAGCCATGCGGCTGCTGAAGCGCATCGCCCGAACGGCCAATCCCCGCATTCGACCGTTCAAGACGGTCGACGGCAAGGAATACTTCGTGGCCTTCCATGGCACGCGCACCTTTCGGGATCTGAAGATCGATCTGGAAACCATCAACAAGGACGCCCGGCCCCGCGAAGGCAACGGGATGAACAAGAACCCGATCTTTCAGGACGGAGACTTGCTCGACGATGGCGTGATTCATCACGAGGTTCCCGAGCTGGAGACCCGCGTGCCGACCTACTACACCAACGCGGGTTCTGGCGGCACCACGGACGTTCGCCCGGTCTGGCTGTGCGGTCAATCCGCGATGTTCATGGCCTACGGCCAGATGGCCAAGCCAACGCAGCTCGACAACACCGACTACCAGTTCAACCAGGGTGTCGGCATCGAGACAGCCTACGGCGTCGGCAAGATGTTCAAGAAGACCACAGGTGGCCTGCTCAAGGAATGGGGCATCGCAACTGCATTCTTCGCCGCGGCTGCGGATTCCTGATGACCGGGGCGGGCTTTGCGGCCCGCCTTTTTCCCTTCACCCCCATTCATAAGGAGCCGTCATGGCTAACTATCCTGCCCGCAACAGCGGGGACCAGACTATCAACTATCTCAGGGCTCCGATCACGTTCGCTCTCGGTTATACCGGGGTCGCGCAGGTCGGAACGATCCCTGCCGGCTGTGTCGTGCTGCGCAGTTACGTCATCGTTACTACAGCGTTCAATGCTGGATCGACCAACACGCTCAAGATCGGAACTGTCGCGAGCGACGCCAGTTTCGGAACCGGTATTGCGCTGGGTACCGCCGGCGTGATCACGGGCGGTACGGCGCTGGCTACAGCTACCACCGTTACCCCTACGGCTGATACTGCAGTCGTCGCTACCTCGGTTTCGACCGGTACGGCAATGACAGCCGGAGCCGGAATCGTCGTTGTGGAATACTGCCCAGTAGCATAGGCAGCCGAAACCTTGAGGGCGGACTGAAGCCCGCCCTTTCCTTTTGAGGAGAATTCATGCGCATTGGCCTCTGCACGCCATGCTATAACGAACAGGTCCATTACGACTATATGCTGTCCGTCATGGCTGTGGATCGGATGGCGGCCAAGCTAGGGTACGATCTGAAGACCTATATTGCTGCGGGGACTGCGATCCTCCCCAGGGTCCGCAATCGCCTGATCGCCCAGGCCATGGATGATCAGTGCGACTGGATCGTGTGCGTTGACGACGATATCGGGTTTAATGCCGCGGACTTCTTCAAACTGTTTAAACATGGCGTCGACGTCATCGCCGCGGCGCCGGCAAAGCGGCATCACCGATGGGATGAGCAGCCGGCCGCTGTGGCGAAATTCCCTGTCGGAACTATCATGGGCAAACTCACCAATGCCGGTCGCATCTGGCGAATGGATGCGGTCGCAACCGGGTTCATGGCAATCCACTCCAGCGTCATCAAGCGACTCGAGCCGGTAACCGTTCCCTATATCGCAGATGGCTGCCCGGTCAGGAACTGGTTCTGGCTCGACATGATCACGATCGACGGTCAGGTCACGGACGAGGGCGAGGATTACAACTTCTGCCGCAAGTTCAAATCTGTCGGCGGGGAATGCTGGGTAGATCCAGACATTCGGGTTCGACACTACACCGGTTCTGTCTGTCATGACGTCTGTCTGGCGGACGTCGAAGTCAAGGAAGAGGCAGCATAATGGCGAAACTGACATGGCTTGGTGAGGATACCGCGGGCACGGCGGGCCCGTCGTTCACTACGGCGTTCGGGGGAATCAAATTCCCCAAGGGAGCTCCAGTAGAGGTGGCCGATCGGGACATTATCGCGCGGGCCAAGCGCAACCGGTTCTTCGATGTTAGCGGTGTTCCCGGCCGTCCGCCGAAGGAAAAGACTGACGAGCTCGCCGATGTCTAAAACCCGCCAGCAAATCCAGTTCAAGGCCTTCGCCATCCTCACGGGTGGCGACGTCAGCGCAAGTGTGTCGGCAGAAGATGCGGCGGCGCTTGACACCTATATCGATAGCGTCGTGGCTGAGCTGGATTCTGAGGGGACAACCTACATCAACGATCCGAACGAACTCGATGATGCTCTATTTATTACGTTCTGCAAGCTGGTAGCGAACGCGGCCGCCGATGAGTTTGCTGGAACCTCTGATGAAGCAAAGGCGCAATTTTTGCGGAACAGGCTACGCGTTCTGATCCGGCAGACGCCGGGATTCAGTCCGCAGATCGTGGAATATTTTTGATGGTTGCGCCTCCGATCCCGTGGCCGCTATCGAGTTCACCAGGCGCCAATGTTCAAGAAAGCGCAGGTAGACTGATAAACTGCTATGCGGAACCCTTGGGGAAGGTGATTGAGGCCGATAAGCACTTCAAGCCTCCACCCGCGGTTTGGCGCAAATGTCCGGGGCTTTCTCTGTTCGCAACCTCTGGTCAAACAGGCTTCAGAGGCGGGATACTGGTCGATAGCACGTTTTACGCTGCATGGTCCGGAAAGGTCTCCGCATTCACAAACCTCGGCGTCGAGACGCTTCTAACCGGATCATTGACCGGAACGGAAAAGGTCTTTTTCGCTCGTAACAACAAGGTTGGCTCGCCGGACGTCGTCTGCGTTGCTCCATCGACTGGAGCGTTCTCAGTTCTGGTCGGATCTGTAATCGCATTTGCTGATCCCGATATCGGATCACCAAACGGCGTATGTTTCATGGACGGATACTTCATCTTCTCGTACGGAGATGGGACGCTGCAGGCATCCGGCCTGAATGACGTCACGATCAGCACGCTCGACAAGACCAAGGCACAGTCGAAACCTGGCGGCCTTAATCGCGTCGTGACGTTCAATGGCCAATTGATCGCGATGGGCCCAACATTCGGCGAGGTCTATGCTGATACTGCCAACCCGGTAGGCTTCCCGTTCACGCGATCCTACACCATCCAACGCGGGCTGATAGGGCCTTATGCGGTGGCCGGTCATGAAGACGGGTTCGGTTCGGCGCTAATATGGGTTGCTGATGATAACTCGGTTGTCAGGCACAACGGCACGCCGAGTCCTGACAAGATTTCCCCTCCGGACCTCGATCGCATGTTGGCCACGATTACCATAAAGACCCAGCTTGAGGCGTCGGTATATATCTCGCAGGGGCATCCGAAATGGGTAATTTCGTGCCCGACATTCACTTGGGAGTTCGATCTCGGTTCGCAAAAGTGGAATGAGCGCGCGAGTTACTTGCAGACCCGCTGGCGCGCGATCGGTGGCACCTTTGCGTTTAGCCAATGGCTGGTCGGAGACACGCGGGGTGGACGTATCCTTAAGGTCGATGCGGCAGCTCTGGATGAGTTTGGAAGCCCGCTGATCATGCAGATGGATAGTGGCCCGGTCGTCGGATTCCCGGCACGAACCAAGGTAGGAAAGGCCGACTTCAACTTCGTGACTGGTGTCGGCATCGCAACAGGGCAAGACCCGATCGCGACCAATCCGAAGGTTGGTATATCATGGTCGAACGATGGCGGCATTACTTACGGATACGAGTTCATCCGTGAACTTGGCATGCAGGCGACAGACTCGCGCATTGCGATGGTCCGTACTGGAATGACGAGCACACATGGCCGGCGCTGGCGCCTGCGTATTAGTGACCCGATCTATGCGGCCTTCCTCGGTGGGAATCAGGATACGAGGCTGACGCGATGAGTAAGCCGTTTCCGGGGATCGATGTTCCGGTTGTCAACCTGAAGACCGGCCTCATGACGCAAACTTGGGTCGACTATTTCCAGAGCATTCAGAAGATGGGCCAGATGCCGGACATCTCGACCGTCGCGCCGACAAACGGGCAAGTCCTGATTTACAATTCAACGACTAAGCTCTGGACACCGGGAGCGAATTGATGGGCCTCTTTGACCTCTTCAGCAACGATACGGCCGAGGAAGCCGCGCGCCAGCGCAATGCCGGACTGCAGCAGGGCTATGACGCATTATCGTCGAACTACGGACAGGGTCGCGATGCGATTACGGCCGGTGCGAACAAAGCCATGGGCTATTATCAGCCATTGCTTCAATCCACTGGTGGCGGATCGACGGCCTACGGAAACGCCTCTGGCGCAAATGGTGTGGCTGGTCTGCAGACGGCGACGAACGATTTCAAAAATTCGGGCCAATACGGCGTTTACGGCATCGGCTTGAATGAAGGGTTGCAGGCGCTTGATCGCACCCACGCCGCGGCCGGAAATCTGTCGAGCGGAAACGCTGACGCCGATGCTATCCGATATGCCCAGGACCAAGCGAGCAAAGCCTACGGCTCGTATGTCAGTGGCCTTCAGCCGTACCTCGGAGCCAATGCAAATGCTGTCGGCGGGGCTGCCGGTGTCGCGACAGGAGAAGGCGGGGCGCTCAATCAGTCATTTATGGGTCAAGGCAACGCGGCGAACGCCAACTATACCGGGCAGGGCGCGAGCGATGCTGCGGCGACGATGAACAATTACAATGTCGGCGCCAATGAGCTGAACGCGATCATGGGAGGGCTGAACTTTCTTTCCGGCGGTGTTGGTGGTCAAGGCGGCGTGGGCGGACTAGCCAAGAACGCCAAGAGCCTGTTTTCGGCGTTCCAATAATGGCTAGCATCGACGACATCATTGCGGGCGGGGCGAAAACCAACGCCAATTTTGACTTTGGCTCGATCAATCGAAGCTATTGGGAGGGGCGCGACCAGGCCGCCAAGAACGACCTTCGCGACGCGTTCAAGGACGGTATCCCCACGCTTCCAGATGGCTCTCCCGACTTCGGAACGATGGCCAAGACGCTCTACCAGAAGGGTGCCATCAACGAAGGCAATGCGCTGATCGGGGCCGCTATTGGTCCAACCGAGCGCGCCAAGCTCGATAGTGTCGATCCAGGCCAGCCGCAGTCTTCGACCCTTGTCAGCCCGCCATCGGCGAACCGCGGCGCGTCCACGGTCGTTGCCCCTCCGCTGAACCGTGGCG